TGCCGCTTGTGCCGCCTGCTGCGCGGTCGTGACGTTTTGGTTGGTCACGGTCAGGCTGTTGTCCATGGCCGTGATCGCCTGACCCTGCGAGGTCAGCTTGCCCTCGGCGTCAGTCACCCGGGAGTTAATGCCCTGCACCACCGAGGCCTCGGCTTTGGTCTGGGCGACCGATAGCGCATTCGCCGCAGCGGCGGCAGCATCGGTAGCCGCCTTGTCCGTGACCGCGACCCAGGCACTACCGCTCCAGCGCTTGGGCGTGTTCGCATTGCTGGTGGTGTCGATCCACAGGTTTTGCGCCAAGCGATCAGCGGCCCCAGGGGTTGCCGCCTGAATGATCACCTTGCCCTTGCCGCCCGCCAGCGTGTTCGCCGCATCTGCGGCCTGCTGAGCGGTGGTCACGTTCTGATTGGTGGCGGTCAGGCTGTTTTCCAGGGTAGTAGTCCGGGCGCTTACACCAGACAAAGTACCGGCCTGCTGCGAGACAACTGAACTCAGCGAGTCCACCGCCTGCGAGGTGGCTGATTGCTGCGCTGCAACTGAGCCGACACTGTTATTAAGGTCAGTCAACTGCCTGGAGGCGCTGGCAAGCTCTTGCTCGTTCTGGCTGACCTTGGTCGTGAGCGCAGAGGTCGCAGCCGCATTAGCGTCCACTTGCGCCTGCTCGGTGGCATCCTCAATGTCGAAGTAATCTACGACAAGCTGACCCCCCGCATCGTTGTACCCACCCATGACCATGGGCGAGAACCACGCAGTTCCCTCTTTCAGACGCTTCGGGTTAGCGATGGTGCCCGCTCCGACCCCACCGCTTTCGCCGCTCGCGGTGAAACCTTTGACATAGACTTCGGCGGTGACCCATTCCTTGGCCGCCAGCTTGCGGTTTGTCATGAGCACATAGTGCGAGGATCCCACGCTATTGCCGCCATGCGTGGCAATGCGAGTAACACCGTCCTCGGCAAAGCAGTCCACGCCGGCATAGGTGCCGGGATCCCCAGTGCCCATCAGGACTTGCTGCACGCGGACGGTGAGCTTGTACAGGCGACTCGGGTCGAACCGAATCTTGCGGGTGGAAGCGCCCCACCAGGTCTTGTTCGCCAAACCGCCATTGAGGATCAGTGCTGCCCCGCGGGTGATGCCACCGGGCGCTCCAAAGGTAGCAAACGCGCCGGCACCGCTGTTGGTCGATACCCACTGGTCTGCCGAGAGGTCCGAAAACACGCTCTGGTAGACCTTCGTCGGCGAGTTGTCCACAGCTCGGCCAATGATGCTACCCAGCGACACCACGTTGTTGCTGGTGGCAGTCAGGTCTCGTCCTTGCTGATCCACCTCGCTGTTCAGCGACTGCACCGCACTGGCATCGGCCTTCTTGGCCACCTCGGCCAGTGCGCTGGCAGCCGCTGCCGCCGCCTCGGTAGCGACCTTATCAGTCACCGCTGCCCAGGCGTTGCCAGTCCAACGCTTTGGCGTGTTGGCGTTGCCCGTGGTGTCGATCCAGAGGTTTTGCACCAAGCGATCTGCCACAGCTGGTTCAGCCGCTTGTACCAGCACCTTGCCTTTGGTGCCCGCCAGGTCCGAAGCGGCCTGCGCGGCCTGCTGGGCCTTTTCAAGATTCTGGTTGGTGGTGGTCAGGCTATTGCCTAGCTGAGTGGTCTGGCTGCTGACCGAGCTCAGCCCCTGCTCGGTCTTCTCCACTCGCCCGGTAAGTGCTGTGGTTGCCATCGCCCCTGCATCGATCTGAGCCTGCTCGGTCGCGTCCTCGATGTCGAACAGGTCGACCACCAGCCTGCCGCCCATACCGTTGTAGCCGGCGATGACCAGAGGCGAGAGCCATGCCACTCCGGTCTTGAGTCGCTTGGGGTCGGTAAAGGTGCCTGCCCCAGACCCACCGTCTTCGCCCGCAGCCGAATAACCTTTCACATAGGCTTCGACGGTTACCCACTCCCCTACCGAGAGCTGCCGGCTGTTCATCAGCACGTAATGAGCAGAGCCGATGCCTGTCCCACCGGCAGTCGTCACGCGAGTAGCGCCATCCTCGGCGAAGCAGTCCAGGCCCAGATACGTCAACGGGGCACCGGCGCCGGAGGATACCTGCTGAACCCGCGCCGTCAGCTTGTACAGGCGGGATGGATCGAAACGAATCTTGCGGGTCGAGGCGCCCCACCAAGTGGCGTTGCCCGTGCCGCCGTTCAGGATCAATGCAGCGCCCCGAGTGATGCCTGCCGAAGTGCCAAAGCTTGCCACCGCGCCGGCACCGCTGTTGGTCGATACCCACTGGTCTGCCGAGAGGTCCGAAAACACGCTCTGGTAGACCTTCGTCGGCGAGTTGTCTTGGCCGGCCAGCAGTTTCGTGTCGATTCGAGTCAGCGCCTGACCTTGGGCGGTCTGGTTCTGGCCTTGGGTCTTCACATCATTGCTCAGGGCTTGGACGGTGGCTGCTTCAGCCTTCTTGCTCACGCTGTCGGTCAGCGAGATCAGGGCCTGGCTCTGCGAAGTAAGCTGCTGGTCTTGTGCCGCATCCTTTTGCTCGGTGTCCGTGACGCGGTTGCTGACCTGCTGCAACGACTGAGAACTGGCCTTGCCGTCGATGCTGGTCTGCATCCCATCCATGCGGGAGGCCTGTGACGAAAGCTTGCCCTCGGCCTCACTGACCCGGGTGGCCACGTTGTTGACCACGGTGGCATCAGCCTTCAAGGCGACCTGAGACAGCGCCGACTGGGCGGCAGCCGCAGCATCGGTCGCCGCCTTGTCCGTGACCGCCACCCAAGTGGTACCGTTCCAGCGCTTCGGCGTGTTGGCGTTGCCCGTGGTATCAATCCACAGGTTCTGCGCCAAACGGTCAGCAACGGCCGGGGCCGCTGCCTGGATGATCACCTTGCCCTTGCCACCCGCCAGCGTGTTCGCCGCATCAGCAGCTTGCTGGGCGGTGGTCACGTTCTGGTTGGTTGCCGTCAGCCCTGACTGCAACCCGCCGATCAGCGTGGCCTGTGCCGTGGATTTGCCGTCCAGAGTGGACACGTCGGTTTCGACCTTGGACACGCGCGAAGCCGTGCCGGCCGCCGTGACAATGGCCTGGCCAACGTCGGTCCAATAGGTCGCGTTCGGTGGCGGAGTGTTCTTCGGTACCGCTTTCAGCGCCTGATACAGCTTGCCGTCAGCACCCAGCACCCCCTGATTGGTGGTGTAGGTCTTGTCCTTGTTGTACGGCAGCGAACCGGCCAGCGCTGAAACGGTATTGATCTGCTGCTGCAGATCGGTCTTGGCATCAGAGACGCTCTGGTTTACCGCGGTGATCTGCTGCTCCAGGTTGCCTTTGGTAACGGCCAGCGAGTTGTTTACAGCCACGACCGCGTTATTGACCTCGGAGACCTGCTCGCTCAGTTCGCTACGCGCCGACTCTACGCGCTCGTTCACCGACCCAGGGCCATTGCCATCGATAAGGTCGATCTTCTCGGTGAGTTGCTGGCCAAGATGGCTTTCGAGGATCTCGCCCTTGATCACCTCGAGCATCTGCGTGGGGTCATCGGACGTTGCGGCAGCCACGTACAGGAAATCGCTCTTCCCGTAAGCGTTGGCCGAACGCACGTAGTAGAAGTACTCCTTGGCAAATGCCAACCCCGTGTGGGTGAAGCTCAGCCCCTGCCCCAGGTACACAGCATCAGCGATGGGCGCTTGGGGGTTGGTCGCATGGAAGTATTCGTACGTCCCGCCGTTCAGGCTGTTCTGCCGGTTGACCGGTACCAGAGTGATGCTGTCCACCGAGGCGAAATAATCGCAACTCTCTGGCACGGGCGGGCCGCCCACGTTCACGTTGATGCTCGCCTCGCCGGATCGGGTACCCGGGCCGAAGGCAACGACGCTCATGGTATAGGTGCCGGAGGCCAGGCCATTGACGTTGCAGCTTGCGGCCTCCCCGCCCACCTTGAGCGACTGGACGACCTCAGCGCCCTTGCGGATCGTCACCGTGTAGCTCAGCACGGTCTGCGCCGGGGGCACCCAGCTGAGAACGCCTTGGATGATCTCGGCCACGCTGTTGGGCGTCCAGGCCAGGCCGGTGACAGCAGCCAGGCCGCCCACGGGCAGGTTGATGAACCCCAGCGGGTCGTAGGGCTGGCCCACAGCATCATCAAAGATGGCCTGCTCGTAGGGCTTGAGGGTCACTTTGCAGGCATCGGCCGCGCCCATGGTCCATTCGGTGACCATGAATTCGCCAAGGATGTTCAGCGAAGGTAGATCGACTTTGACTGCGCGCCCCGGTCGGCAGTTGTAGCCGTTGAAGTTGAGCGGCACGGCCAGGGAGCCACCCGAGCGGCGGCGCCGCAGGCTGATGTTTGCAAGCCGCTGAGCCAGGTAGGCGTCTGTCACATAGGCAAAAGACTGCGACTCAGCGAGCTCGCCACCGTCTGCTGCGATCCAATCCTGAATCGCGACCTCGGGATAGTCGGTCTCTGCCCAAGCCTGAGCAGGATCAACAAAGGTCCCGCGCATGGTGTTGATGGCATCGCTGTTGCTGACCTCGGTCGTACCCTCAACGGTACCGATCACCATGTCTTCGTTGATGGTGAAGTCGGCCGGACCGTAGTACGCCCCAACCTGGAGCGACCAACGCCCGCCAACCCGGATCAACGTTCCGGCGCAGGCCGACAGCAGGTTGTCCAGGACGGTATTGCGCTTTTCATCTGCGCCAATGACGGCGCCGGCGAAGTAACGGGGCGAGATCTTGCCGTCCGGGCCAACGACGGTTTCATCGCAGACGTTGGCAGCACTCGCGAAGGACTGAAAAATGATTTCGTCGTCAGGGATCGCGCAGCGGGTGCGCAGGTACCAGAGGATCAGCAATGCCGTGTTGGCCGAATAACCCGCTACCCCGCTGCGCGGGTCATAAACGTCGTTGCGCCCGCGGACCACGAAGCGCACATCAGGAATTCCGGACGGGAACTTCTCTGCATCGTACTTGAACGACAGGCGCACAAACGACAGGCCCCGGCCGATCTGCTCTTGACGCCAGTCAGGGCAGTTGGCCAGAAGGAATGCATTCACCTGGGCCGGATCGATGACCACCTCGGACGTGGCGTTTGCGCCCAGTTCGGACAGCGGACGCTCATCCACGTAGATCTCATCGACACCCGCGATGGCGCCCTCGGACAGCACGTAGACGATGTGAATCCACTCTCCACTGGTCTGGTCGCCAGACTGTTCCTGAACCCAGGCGAGCACGCCGCCGGTGCTGGCCCGGCCGAGAATGAAGCGAACCGGGGCTTTGGACGAGCGAACGGTCTGCGAGCTTGGCTCGGAGCTTGGGGCGCCAGAAATCTTGGCGGCACCGGTCAGGCCCGCAAAGACGCCCTGCACGCCGCCAAAAACATCCTTGAACGCGCCCACCGGGTCGTACATCGCCTTGATCGGCGCGGTGACGAGCTTCACGACTGACTTGATTGATTTGCCCACTATTCAACTCTCCAGGCCACCAAGGGCTCACAATCAACGGCTGCAGCACCAGGCTCAGTAGCCGCCCAATACCGGTCACTCCACAGCACTGCCACGCACTTCCCCGACGCGCCCTCGAAGCTGACGATGTCGCCGCGCTGGGCGAACTGCACATCAACCCTTTCGAAGTAGGTATCGAGCACCGCCTCGACTGAGCCGTGCGTCGACGCCATCACGCGCTTGGCACCGATCTGCGTCTTGTATCGCCCGCGGTATTCCTTCGCCGGATCAACGCCACAGATAGCCGCCGCGCAGTCAGCGACAAACAGGCAGCAGTCAAATTCGCCCCACAAAAAAGGCCGCTCGAAAGCGGCCTGGATGGTCTCGTGCAGCCTCGTGGGCCAGTCTCGATAGCGCATGACGTTTACTCGTAGGTGAAGGACGGCGCGTCTTTCTTGGCGCCCCAGTAGATGGGCCATTCGGCCATCTGCGCGACGGCATAGAAGAAGCGGTCGCCGTCATGACGGGCGCGGTGGTTCTCGTCGGTCCAGCGCTCAGTACCAATCCGGTTCCACTCAGCCATCCGGTCAATGATGGTGACCGTGATCGAGCTGTCGCCCGTCGAGCCGCCGTAGGACAGCTTGGCCGCGTCCATACGGCCGCTGAACAGGATGTCGGCCGCGTAATTCCCGGCCTCGTCATAGACGACGAACATCAGGCGGGCCGACCGGCCTCGGCAGCCTGCGACCGAGGTCTGGGAAAGAATGTAGCTGTCCAGGCCATTCAGCGTCAGATCGATGGACAAAGAGGAGCCCGAATCAGCGCTTTCGCTGGCCTGGCCCACTTCGCCGAAGGTACCAACGCCGTCGTAGGCGTAGCCGTTGATGATCAGCTGGCCGGTGCCCGTGTGCGCCCTGACCATGCCGTCGGCAAAATCCAGCTCGCAGGCGAAAACCGGCGTGAAGTTGCCGGCGGCAATGATGTTCAGCACCGACGGCGAGAAAGGGAAAACCAATGCCATTTAAAACGCCTCCCGGCATTCGATGGTCAGTTCAGCCACCACGGGCCTGACCGACAGGGTGTAGCTGTCCTCAGACAGGCGCATGATCGAGTAAGGGTTTCGATACTCAACCGGGATGCCGGAAATCAGGGCCGCTCGCAAGCGCCTGTTGAGGGGCAGCACCGCCACCCCTTGCGCGTTCGAAACCACGTCCTCAACCACCTCATGCATCACGCCATCAATGGTGATGTAGTCGCCCTGACTAAAGACCTTCCGGTTTACCGGCACAGCCCCGAGCGTGATGTGGGAAGCCATTGCGAGGCCACCCAGCACAACGGGAGAGCCGATGTTGTCAGTGCGCCGGCGGGTGAACGCGGGCAGTTTGAACGTGCCAAAGCGGCCCTGCAGGCGCCCCATGAAAGCAGTCACGATACGGTCGCGGTCGCGGGTCAACAGTGGCAACGAAATCGAGCATTTCCAGTACGAACCCGGATAGCCCACGATCTGCTGGCTGTTATTCAGCGTGGAGCTGAAGTCGCGGTTGTTGTAAACCATGCCCCAGCTCATCTGCGCCGGGCATACCTCAGTTGGCCATTCGATCGCCATACTCATACCTTAAATTTTCTTGCGGATGCTCTGCATCATCGGGCCGTTACGGTTGATGTCCTGGCGGAACGATTGCGCCACCCTGAGCCCCATTTGCTCAATCATAGCGACCGTCTGAGGGCTCACATCGCCGTTCACGTTGAAGACTTGGTTAACAGTCACAGGCCGCCCTCCACCATCAGACTGCTGGCCTTCTGTGCGACCCTTACTGCCCTTGGTCACTGACAAGTTCTCGCTGGCGAATGAGACCCGCTCATTCGAGTTGATCGCCTCCAGCAGCTCTCGATTTCGCGAAGTAGCCTTGGCATTCACCACGAACTCGCCGTCGCTCAGGCGGGCCATGATGCTGTCGGAGGTGCCGGTACCGGCGCCGGACACATAGCCACCGGTGGCGAAGCCCGGGATCACGGCCAGGCTGGATGCCAGAGCAGTGGTCGAGGTCAGCGCGGCCGCTGCAGGAACGGAGTTGGCGCCCAGCGTTGCAAGGGATGCCATCGCCGCCGCCGGTGCCCAGGCCGTGGCCGTGGTACCCGCCAGGATCATGCTCTGGCCGGCCGCAGCGGTGCCGAGAGTGGCGTTCAGCGCAGCATTCAGCGCCATCTGCACGCCCATCTTCACGAAACCGGCGATGATCTCGCGCACCACGTTCGAAGCGATATCGCCAAGCGTGCTCATGGACAGCTGCCCGCTCATGATCGCGTCGGTGATATCGGTCGAGATGGTGTTGAATGCGTTGGAGAAGATCGACTGCGTTTGCCCGGCAATGTCGCGCGCCTGGTTACCGAAGTTCTGCACGGCAGCCGTCCACCCGTTGATCGGGTTGAGCATGGCCTGGTCCATCATCGCCCAACCGTTTTGCATCTCAGCTATGCGCTGAGGCAGGTACTCACGCTGTAGGTCGATCTGCCTTTGGATGGCCTGTTTTTCTCTTTCTGATTCAGTCCGATCCCTCTCGGTCATCAGATTCTGAATCGTGGTGTTCGTGTCGCGGACCAGCTGAATCTGACTTCTTGCTCGCTCCGCTTGCAGGTCGCCCGTTCCGACAGCTGCGGCATTGACCCTATTTTCTTCACGATCAGTTTGCAGTTGCCGCTCCAGTTGCGCCCGATATTGCTCGGCAGCCGTCAGGCCCTTGGCACCTTTTATGGCAGCAGCGTAGTTGATCGACGCCTGGGCCAGCGCCTTGCTGTACTCCTCCTGGGTGATCTTGCCCTTGCTCAGCGCCAGATCGAGTTGGCTCTGTTCCTTGGTCAACGCCCGGGCGGCCTGGGCTGCTGGGTCGTACTGGCCATACAGGCGCGCGAAGGTGTTTTCCGCCTCGGCCACGCCACGGTTGACGTTCTTCGGAGCGTTCTTCTTCGCCTCGCGGGCTTTGATGTCCGCGATTTCCTGCTCGATGTTCTTGCGGGCGGTGGCGTACTTGGCCTCTTCTGCAGCAGTGAATACGCCAGCTGCAACAGCTTTTGCCTTTGCCTTGTCGAGGTCTGTTAGATCTTTATTCAGGCGCTGCGTTTGTGTCAGCGCACTCTTGTAGGAGGAATCCAGCGCTTCCAGCCCCTTCCGGCCTTCCTCCTGGATGCGCCGCCGTTTCTCCTCCTCCTCCAACGTCTTTCGGTTGAGGTCGAGAATCTCTTTTTTCTGAGCGATCTCTTTTTCAATCTCGGCTATTCGAGACCTGGTGGTGTCATCTTCGTAGCCTGTATCAAGAAGACTTGTACGGTAGGCGAGCTCTTGCTGGAGTCGTGTAATAGCCGACTGCTCACTCTCAGCGCTCTTGCGGCCGATACTGGCAAAGGCGTCAAGGACCTCATTTGTCGCGTCCTTGATATTGAGCCATCCTCGCTCAATCACGCCAAGGTTTTCGCGGATCTTGGAGGTGCGCTGCCCCATCGCCTCGGCGTATGTGCGCTCCGCCAAGTCGGCAGCAGCCACGGCGTTGCCCTGATCCGACAGGGCCTTGATTTGGGCATACACCGACGCGGTCAGGAATCGGTATTTCTCGTCAAGTTCGACAATACCCTTGACCGGATCCTTGCCAAGCTTGATGAACTCGGCGACCGTTTCTTCTATGGCCTTTCCAGTGACTCGCTGCATCTCGACAGCAGTGGTCGTGATCAGCTTAAAATTCCCAGTAGTGTTTTCGCCGGCGGCGGTCAATTGCGCCAAGGCTCCAGCAGCCTGGCCAAACGTCCCTGTCACCTGGTCGGCTGATTCGGCCAAGCTGATCAGCTGTGCCTCGGAGGCCTTAGAAAAGTTGCCTGTCAGAATCAAGCTGTTGCGCAGGGCATCAGACTGCTCAGATCCCTTGTAATAGGCCACTGCCAGAGCACCAGCTGCTGCCGCAGCAACGGTGAACGGGTTAACCAGGCCAAGGATATATCCGCCCAAGGCCTTAGCGGCAGGAGCGACCCCGCCGAACATGTCTTTAAGTTGTCCGCCCTGCTGCAGGAGAACTGTCAGCGGGGCCTGGCCGCCCTGGAGGCTAACAGCGATGTCGGTGAACTGCGCAGGGACGCCGCGTAGCGCAGCTTGGTAGGCTTTGGCTGACATTCCCGCCTTGTTCATACCCTCGGCAGTGTCGCCTAGAGCATCGCGCATCGTGTTGATACGCTGCGTGTACTCGACGAATGTATCGCTCTCGACGATTCCAGCCTTCTTGAACTTGGCCAGCTTCTCCTGCATGTCGTCAAGACGACCGAGCGCTGCAACCGTCGGGTTGATCTGACCCAGCAGCTGGGAAAGCTCCTTGCGCTGATCGTCAAGGCTGCTGCTCACGCCATCAGCAGATGCAGCTGCCGCATCGCCAGCGCGCTCCATGCGCTCAAGAGACCCGGTTAGATCGTCCGCATTGCGCTTTGCGCCCCGCGAGTCGATTGTTACCGCCAGGCGGGATTCCTGCGCCATACCTTTCTCCGGGGATTAAAAAACCCGCCGGAGCGGGTTCTGTCATTTCATTGGCTCGATGATGTTCGTGTAACACTCGGCGTAGGCCGCGTTTCTGAAGTCAGACACGAGCTTTTTCTTACCGGCAGAGCTGTTCGCGACAGGTGCGGTGTACGCCTTTACCACCATGGCGTCAGAGAATTTGCTTTGGTCGCCAACGGATGACATGGCGTCCTCAAGTAGCTCGCCGTTCTGGCGCGCCTCCATTGCTTTGCCAGCCATGGCAGATATTTTCTTGCAGGTCTCTTCGCCGCTTGCGGCAAAGGCTGAAACAGGTAGGCAGATAAAGGCGGCGATCAATAGCGTTCGACTCATGGCTTCCTCCATAAAGATGGCCAGAATCTAACACACGTACCAACCCATCAGCGCTTCCTTGGCCTTCCCTTTCCTTCGGATTCAGCCTGCGCTTTCTCCTGCTGCTCATCCCACCGCTTCCGGAACTCGTCGTCCAGGGCGAAGATGGCGGTGTCGAACTCTTCGCGGCATATCACCGAGGGGTAGCGGTTGAGGTATTCGGTGATCGCAGACGGTGCGATCGGGGCCGGCGCGCCGACCATGCCGACGTACTGCCGGGACCGGCCGATGTGACCGTAGGCTTCAAGGATCTCGGCCACCACATCGTCGATCTCGGGCGGCTCCTGGGCCTTCAGCCCGAGGCGCTCATGCTTCCAGCGCTTTTTCTCGTTCTCCGGCCCGGCCCAGTCCCTACCCCAGCGATATGCCGCTACTGCTTTTCCGCAGTGGCCTGGGCCTGCTCCTCGATGCGCTTGGCGATGTCCAGGGCAGTGCGCAGGGCCAGGAAGTAGACGCTGGGCAGCTGCTCGATCAGCGCCTTGCACAGCTGCGGGGTGTACTTGGCTGGCTCGCCCGGGCGCTCTTCGACATCGATGCCCTGCCAGTCCTTGATCAGGTGCTTCGCAGCCAGGTCGATGAACAGGTCGTCGTCGGTTTCGAGCTCGACATCGGGGATGGAGTCGACGGTGAAGCCAGCGGTTCCAACCCCGGCCTGTTGGTTCAGCGCGGCGAGGTGCCGGCGGATCACGGCCTGGTGCGACTTGTAGATAGGGTTTTCGATGGATGCGACCAGAATCGAGGCAGTGTCCGGCCCCTTCTCGCACTTCACGGCCAGGCCGTCCGGGCCAACCTTGAAGTGCACCCAACGCTCGCCGTTGATGTCCAGCTCAGGCTTCTTTGCAATGGTGATGCCCATGGTATTCCTCTGCGGTAAAAGGCCCGACGCACACCGCAGGGCGCGCCGGGCAAAGGGTTAAGCGGTGACGGTGACAGCGCAGGTGTCGGTCTTGGTGCCGTCTGCGGCGCTGGTTGCCGTGATAGTGGCCGTGCCGACGGTCAGGCCTTTGACCAGGCCGGTCTCGCTCACGCTGGCGATTGCCGGGGCGGAACTGGTCCAGGTGACCTGCTGGCTGGCACCGGCCGGGGTGACCACGACCTCGAGGTCGCCCGTAGCGCCAACTGCCAGGCTCAGAGTGGCCGGAGTGACGTCCACGGCAGCCACAACGATCGGCGCCGGCAGACGGGTGATGGTCGGAGCAACACGGCGGGCGGTGTAGTTCAGTTCGACCTGGATGATGTCGGTCGAGCCGCCATCAGGCCAGTCGGCGGTCACTTCCATCTCTGGGATCAGGAACTTGTATCCACCGTCAGCGTTGCCGATGGTGAATTCCAAGCTGATCGCGTCGTTACCCTTCTGGGCCTTCCACAGCTCGTAGGCCATCTTCGACCAGCTGATGGTGATCGCGCCGGACGGGGTGAAGGTGGTGGCAATGATGTTGCCCGGGTACGGGTTGCCGTTGCCGATACAACGCTGGGTCTGGACGGCGTTGTCGAACTGCAGGTTGAAGCTGTCGACGCAGGCGTTGTCCTCGCCCACCTGGACGCCATTGATCTTCAGGCCGCTGATGTCCTTGAAGCTGAAGCGGCGCTGGCTGGTCTCGGGCTGGGCGTTGACGATGAACGAGGTGTTGTCGCCCTTGTCATCCCAAGACCGCGCAGCCATGGTCGTGGTGACCGTAACCTCGTTGTCGCCCGGGAAGTCGAAGTTCATGGTCGCGACTTGAACGCCGCGGGCGATCGCCGATACGCCGATGTCGGTCGCATAGGACGCGATCGAGAAGGTGATGCGGTCGTCGCCCATGGTCAGGACGTTCGCCGCCCAGGCCTTGCCGAAGCAGGAGGCCATGAACTCATCCAGTGCGCCGTAGCGCCACTTCGTCTCGATGTCGCCGCCCACGTCCACGGTGGTCTGGGCGGTGCCCTGTGACATGCGGGTGAAGCCGATTTCGTTGTTCTCTTCCGAGTTGAAGGTCGGCATCAGGCCGTTGCTGATGCGCGTCAGCACGTTCCAGTCGCCGGCCGGCGTGACGCCGGGGGTTGCTTCTTTGATCCAGGCCAGCTGGACCTTGGCTCCGCTCGACATGCGGTTTCTCCTATCGATAGGCGTAAAAAAACCGCCATGTGGCGGTGCATTGGTCGGGTTCTGATCAGGCCGCGTCGAGGCCTAGGGTCATTTGCAGCTGGTCGCGCCAGTATTCGACCTGGTGCTCCAAGCCTGGCTTCTTGTTGCGCCAGCGGGCCAGCTCACGCCCACTCAGGCTTGCAACAGCCTTCGCGTCATCAAGGGCACGGCAGGCGCGGTCAAATTGCTGCTTCTCGTTCAGTTCGCCGCGCAGCAGGGCATCAATGTGCAGGTCGGCCCATACAGCAAACTTCAGATCCAGCCATCGAGCAAAGGCCACGCCCAGCTTCGGATGCAGCCAGGTGCCGCTCTGGTACCGACCTCGCCGCGTTTCTAAAAGTGACTCAGGATCACAATTAAGCGCTTCGGCCAGAACACCCATGTACTGCTTGGTTTCGTCCTGCTTCAGCCAATCGACCGGGCGCTTACCGAAGCGTTTTGCCACATCAGTGGCATTGATCCAGCCCTCGCTATTGAAGCGAACGGCCTGCCCTTGGTAGTGAAACGGAATGACGTTGTTCTCGATCATCTACAACACCTCGTTCATCAGGCGAATAGATACGCAGCCGGGGCGGACGGATGAACGAACATCCACCGTTCGGCTGTACGGGCCTAGGCTGCGCGTTTGGTTGCCTTGCGGCAGAAATTGGCGGGCTCAGTAGGCCCGGTATGGCACCCGGACGTTGACCTGGTACCAGTTGTTGCCGTCGTCACCGACGACCTGCGGGGATGCCTCGAAGAAGTCAAACGGGCCTTCCGTGGCGCTGTAGTACTGGAACTGGGTGACCAGCGTGTCGACCGCCCGGGTGATGGCCAGGGTGCCGCTATAGCTCGGCACGAACAGCTGGATGATGACGATGCCGGTCTGACGCACGCATGGTCCGATGCCGACCTCTGGCGTGCTGCTCAGGCCTGGAACATCCGCCAGGCGGGCCCAAATGGCACGACCCGCCGGGTTAAATGGCTTCGGCGGGTTCGGGTAATCGACAGCGTCTGCGGGGATTCCGGCCCACTGCTGCATGCGGCCGATGACAATGGCGCGGATCTGTTCAAAGGTCATGAGTAGGCCTGCGATACGCCGTTGAAGGACACTGCATAGATACCGCCAGGCGCCTGGGTCGAATGACCATCCTCAAGCTTTTCGGCATAAGGCAAGTTTGTCTGGATGTAAATGACCGTGAAGGGCTCCAGGCCTGAAAGCTGCCGTTGCCCTTCTGCGATTGTTTCTGCTCCGACCTTGTCAATTTTGTTCGTCTGCGTGTAAACGGGACTGCCAATGCTGACAATGTGGCTTCCCCTGAATCTCCCGCCGGAGTAACCAGGGGGCGGTGGACTCTTCCATAGATCAGGGTTACCGACCGGAGAGCGCAACACGATCTCGCCAAGCATTGCCATGGCTATCGCCCTGGAGCGCTGAGTGAGCGCATCTTCCACCACCCCAGCAAATGCGCTTGGTGGCGTGCTCCAACCTCTTCCCCTGGCCATGGTCACTTCCTCAGTTGGATCTCGTAGTGGGCCTTGGCCGGGTCGATGCCGGGGCTGACGATGCGGTATTTCACCGGCTCGCCCGTGATCAGGTCGTTGGCGGTGATTTCGTGGCCAACAGCCGGCTTGTCGGTGACCTCGTTGGCCAGGCAGATCAGCAGCACATCGCCTACCAGGATGTTCAGACCGTCGATGCGCCGGCTGTCGTAGCTGTCGAGCACTCCGCGCCCCGTGTAGGTCACGGGTTGGGCCGTGGTGGTCTCGCTGACCGGATCCCAGACGCCCGGCCCCATGTAGGAGCCGGTGAAGGCCTGCACGGCATCGGCCAGATCATCGTCAAATGCTTCGGCCAGGTCGGCCTGGATATCATCGCGGAGACCCATGCCTACCCCCTCGACACGCGGAACGCGAATGGATTGCTACGCCAGGGAGTGAGCAGGGCCAGAGCCAACTGCACACAGGCTGGCTGGGCGACAGTGCTGGTCTTGTCGATCGAGCCGAAGGTCTTGCTGGTCGATACCGACCCAGCCTTGACGGTCTTCGCCTCAAGCGATCCTTCGGTCTGCTGCTGGTACAGCTTCCCTTGAGACGCGCATTTGGCCAGTCGGGCGCCAGCCTCTTTCACGTCGTTAGGAATGTCATCCATGTCGATGCCGATCAGGTTGAGCGCGGTCAGGTAGGCATTCGCCTCGAACACCGCCTCGTCCTTCAGCTCTGGAGCTGCCCAGCCAGCCCCGAGGATGCCATCCACGTCGGCCACGGTGATGTAGGTAGCCATCAGGCCTCCGCTTGAATGAGTGGGGCCGCAGCCCCGGGATTACTGCTGGCCGAGTTCAGCGACCTGCTTCTGCAGCGACTCTTTCGAGGCGTTGGCGCGGTAGGTGACGCCAGCAGCGTCCAGCTTGGCCTTGAGCTCGGCGACCTCTTTGGCCTCGCGGCTTTCTTCGTCCTCGAACTCACGCTTGGCTGCTTGGGCCAGCAGGTCATCCACTTGCTTCTGCAGCACTCTGGCCTTCTCGACTTCACCGTCGCGCTCACGCTGCAGGCTGGAGATTCCGGCGTTCACCGCCTCAAGCACTTCGAACAGGCGCGATGCGGTTTCACCTAACTCGCCCGCCGGACGATCCAGGCTCTGAACGGCGAACGATTCAACGATCAACCCGATGGATGCGAGTTCAGCCTTCAGGCGATCGACAGCTTCCTGGCTGAGTGCCCCGGGCTCAACCAGAACGGATACTTGGGTCAGCTCGGGGCGAATGGTCACCTCGGGCACGAACTTGGCCTCTCCACGCCGGCTCTCGGAAGAGTTGGCATCCACGATGACCAAGCCGTTTTCCTTGGCCAGCGCTTTGATGTCTTCCTGGTACTGGTGGAACGGGCCCGCCAAGTACCAGATGTTGTTCTTGCTCATGCTCACGTCCTCAGCGGGCCAAGCCATCGGCCCAGCCCGCCATCAGGGTTACTTGGAGGCGTCACCGATCAGAGCAACACCAGCGGTGTGCTTGATGCTGGTGGCGGTCTTGTCCCAGTTCGTCCCAGTGGCCAGTTCGGCATCGGTCGGAGACTTACCGCCGGCGGTCACATCCCAGGTGTACCCCTTGAGGCCCAGGCCGAAGGTGTAGTCGGTCTGCAGCGTGGTCTCGATCCGCTCCTTGCCGTTGGTGGTCTGGACGTTGCTGATGATGTCGCGACCGTCGTGCACCAGAGCCGCACCCTGGACCAGAGACAGGATGATCTCCTTGTCGGGGGTGCCGTCCTGCATCAGAGCCGGGGCATCGGTCACAACCGAAACCTTGCCCAGAATGTCGATCACACGGACGTTGCCGGCTTGGAACAGTTGCTGCTGGTTGGCCAGGTTCTGACCGACCAGCTTGTGGTAGGTGGTGCCCTGCATCACCTGGGTGACCAAGTTCTGGCTCGCATCGCCGAACTTCGCGTGGGCGTTGTTCAGGCCCGCGTAGGTGATGCCGGCGGTGGCCGACACGTCGTTGACGGCGGCGGCTTGGGCAGTGATCGCGGCGACCAGGGCGGCGATTGCGGTGTTCAACTGGTCCTTCAGCAGGATCTCGGCGAACGCGCGGGACGCGACCTCGATGCCTTGGGCGGTCGGGCGCTCCAGCCAGGTCATCTGCGAAGGTTCGTAGCGGATCGGACCGAAGCCACCAGCTACCTTGACCGAGGTATTTTTCAGCTCGGTCAGGTCGGTGATCGGCGCGTCGCCGTTGACAGCGTAGCGATCCACGCGGCGCTGGGCAGCGGCCAGGGTCTGGAAGAACGACTCCTGCAGGAAGTCGCCGGTGAAGCCGTCCGGGGATAGCACGATGGCGCCGCGGCTGGCGGCGTTGAACGCAACGAGCATCTGATCCAGCGTCTCGATGGTCGCCGGCATGATGTATTCGTTGAAAACCTGCATTTGCGACAGGGACATGGGTGTATTTCCTTATTTCAATGGAAGGTCTGGGAACCGGCTGGCCAGCGCCGCCGTGCGTTCCTCTTTGGTGCCGCCGATGTTGCCTCTTGCGGCCCCGCCGCCTTTTCCGGCACCCCCGGCCCCGCCGCCAGATGCCTTGCTGCCAGCGATCAGCGGACCGAAGGCCGGATCGTTGGTGAATTCTGCTTTCAGCTCGTCCAGCGTTGCCGCCGAGAGCTTGCCGGCCGCGTCCAGCACGACAACGGTGGGTTTACCGTCGCGCTGCTCGACGCTCAGCCGGCGTTCGATGTGGGGAAGCAATGCCTTGGCGCTGCCTGGCACGGCCAGAGCAGTCGCGATCTCGGTAGCGGTGCGGCCCACGGTCAGATCCCGGATCTGGCCTTGCAGGGTGTTCCGCTCGCTTTCCAGCGCCGAGCTCAACTCAGCCTCGCGGCGGTTGTACTTCTCGGACCAGGACTTCTCGAGCTCCTCGACGTTGCCCGACTTGCGGGCAGCCTCTTCGGCCTCGGCACGCGCCTTTTCTTCGGCCTCACGGCGGGCTTTCTCGGCAGCCTTCTTCTCGCCCAGGAGCTCCTCCACCTTGGCCTTCAGGCCGGTGACGTCTTCCTGCTGAGGGAGCCCGTCGATGCCGAGGACGAACTTGCCGTCCTTCTCGACGTAAAGGGACTGGATGGATTCATCGACGCCTTCGAGGCTGTCCAGTTGGAATTTCAAGGTCATTGCTGTCTCCCAGAGACGTTGAGCAGGCCCTGCCTGCGGATACAAAAAAGCCCCGGCTCAGCCAGGGCTTGGAAATGCGCGCCACGAAATGGTGGCTGGATGATTTGTGGCGCGGTTCAGTTCATGCCTGCCCGCTCGAAAGCCATGGGCTCACGCTCGCGCAGCTGCTTGAGGGTTAGGGTCTTGCCGTCGTCGTCCACGAACCGGTCGATGGACAGCTCGCCCTTGCTGAACAGCTTGTAGCGCTCAGGGCCGAGCACATCCTTCTGGAACGCAGCCGGCTGCCGGGCCAGCCACTCGCTATAGCTGGTCTTGCTACTGACCTGCTCTACCCCGTCAGGCCCGACTGAGGGCCGGGTTGAACCTGGTATCTCCCGGGCGAACTCGTCTTTGAGCACCGGGATGAGCGTGGTCCGGCACCGCCAGTGATACGGCGGCTTCGGACCATCAAGCGGGATGATCGTCTGGTCGATGCTCATGCAGAACAGCGTGGTTCGACTGTCCAGGGTAGCTATCCGGCGCATCCCTTTGAGGATGTCGTCGTTGTCCTTGAGGACTTCGACACGCGCCGTTGTGGCGATGTGGTTTGTCATGGTGTTGACCAGGGCCTGAGCCTGATCGCGCTGCTGGACGCCCAGTGAGGTGAGCCGGCGGCTGATCTGGCCGGTTGTCTCGCCCAGAGCCGACCCCATGCGAATCTCGCTGATGATCTCGGCGCTTTTCTTGGTGCCGTACTGGTCGAGCGCGCCATTGATGCTGATGCGCTGGCGACCCTTACCGACCTCCAGGTCGAGCGGGTCGGCTAGTGCCGCCGCGGCGACCTGCTCGATGCTTGGCCTGTTCAGCTGGACGACTGCCTTCACGACCTTGCCCAGCAGGGTCATGTTGAACTCGGCCTCATAGCCACCGAATTCAGCAAGGTCCAGCACGGCCTGCTGCTTCATCTCGCCGTACACGTCCGCCAGCTCACCCTGCAGCTCTTGGATCTGCTTCTCGTACCGCTGGGTGCCGTATCGGCTCAATCCTTCTGATACGCGCGATTTGGCGGTGCTGATGGCCTTGGTGATGAACTTGGCCAGGCGCTTGAGGCTTCCCCCGGCGTAGCGCTGCACGTGGACCTGGTGGCGAGTCGCTGCGTCGGACAGGTAGCCGTCACTGCTCATCCTCACCGCCTCCGGTGTCGTTGCCGGTCACCGGCGGCTGCTGGGCCAGTTCATCGTCGATCAACTCGTCAGTTCGGTCTGCCTCAAGCACGCCGCCCTGGCGCAGGTTGGTGCGCAGGTCGGACTTGGCGATGATGCCTTGCTGCCAAAGCTGTACCTGGGCAAGGATGTCCTGGGCGGTCATCGTCTCGTCGAAGAACGATTGGTTGAGCCAGAACACTGTCCCGGCATCGTCCGGCTCGCCCATCATGAAGCGCTCGGCGTCGAGAATGGCCCGCTTCAGGGCCTCCGAAACGTTGCCGGCAATGGTGCCCAGCACGCTGTTGTCCGAGCTGTAGCGAATGCGCACCGCCTCAGCCGTCTCGGCGCCGCCCGCCTTCTGGACGATTCGCGCGCCGATCATCAGCATCTGCTCTTCCTTGTCCTTCAGCAGCGTGCGAGCCAGTTGGCTTTCGGTTGCCTGGACGAGGGTCGCAGTACCGCTCTTGCCGAGGTTGTAGCCGCGGGTCGAGCCGATGTGCATGCCGTTCGGGTTCAGCTTGGCGAAGTCATCGGCGCTGATGTCCGTGGTGATGAACAGCGTAGGCTGGCTGCTGATGAACCCGCTCTCCTCCACCGTGGCGCTGTTGCCGTAGTGCAGGATGTTCACGTCGGCCAGGTCTTCCAGAGGCGACTTGTCGATGCTGGAGTCGTTGTTCTGGGAGCCGTAGAAGCTGAACAGGATGTGGTCGAAGGGCCGGCCATTCTTGTCGAGCGGCTGGACAGCGGTGTAGCTGTTCCCGTCTTTGCTGTAGACGCGCTGCTCGTAACGGCCTTCGACCAGCAGAAGCACGCGGTACTGGGTATCAGTGGTGCGCTCCAGGCTGTCCGGGCTGAACGCCGACACGCA